AGGTATTACAGCTAAAATCTTTGTAGCAAATGATAACATTCTAAAGCTATTAGCCGCAGATTACAATGTTAAAGTATACGAACCATTTGAGATGTTCGGCAATGAAGAAAGACTGTTCTACTTCAGTAAGGATAAAGTAACTATCCATGTAAAAAGCCAAATGAAGTACAGAAGAGAAACCCATTTAATTGAATACTAATGAGAGAGATAAACTACGGAAAAGTACTGGAGAAATCCATTAAGAAGAAAGGCATCAGTAAGAAAGCAATATCAATGATGCTTAACATTAGCAGAAGTACATTGTATTCGAGACTTAAGGATGGTGAGTTTACATTCTGTCAAATGATGACTTTAAGAGAGGAGAACCTAATATGAGTTACGATGACTGGAAGTTAGATACACCTACCGAGAATGATACGAAATGTCATGAATGCGGAAAAGAATGTTGCCAATGGGATTTGCACATTTTAATGATAAACCTAAAAGCAATCGATGTATGTTCAGATTGTTTAGATAAACTAACGATAAATGACTAAAATAACACAAGCAAATTCACAGCAACAGGTATACGATTGCTATCTTAAAGGCATGACACCTGAAACAACAGCAAAGCATCTCAAGTTATCGTATAAGTATGTAAAGAATAAGTATGAGGACTTTACTATTCATTCAGCTACTCTCAGAGGAAACGATAAGGCAGAACGGATTGCTCAAAGTTATTTAATAGAAAGAGATTTATTAGAAACTATTAAGAATGATCCTACAGATAGCACGATTGACAATAAGGCATTCATCTGTTCAACTTTTTGTGCATGAAGAAAGACCTCCAGTGGTTACTACTTGTAATCTTAATTACCATGATCTATGCAGGAAGTTACATCAACAAAAGCAAAGAATCAGCAGAACAGATCAAAGCAGTAAAGATTGAGTATGTTTTAAAGTATCAGCAGTATTGCGATTCAGTTACCATCTTTTGTATTAACGAATATGATATTGTAGGAAGATGCAAGAAATGATCGCACAACTAAAGGAAATACAAAAGACATTTCCGAATGCTCACATCCGGTATAATGCCGAAACAGATTCACACTTTATCTCTTATTTTAGTGTAGAATATTACAGTTCATTATTTATTAATTAATTTAAAAACAAAAACTATGAATTACGAAGATTTTATTAAAAACAAAAAACATTCAATAGGTAACTTTGGATTTGAAGCAAATTACATTCCTGATATTGCTTTTGATTTTCAAAAATACATAATTGATAAAGCTATTACAAAGGGTAGAATGGCAATTTTTGCAGATACTGGATTAGGTAAAACTTTAATTCAGTTATCTATTGCTAAAAATATTATTAACCATACTAATAAAAAAGTATTAATTTTAACTCCTTTAGCAGTTGCTTTTCAGTTTATTTTAGAAGCTGAAAAGTTAGGAATAGATGACATTGAATATTCAAAAGATGGTAAGCATACTAAAAAAATTGTTATTTGTAATTATGAGAGGTTACATTATTTTGATAGCAATGATTTTATAGGTGTTATTTTAGATGAAAGTTCAATACTTAAAAATTTTGATGGCAAAATTAAAGGTCAGGTTACTGCATTTGTTAAAAAAATTCCTTACAGGTATCTATCTACTGCAACACCTTCCCCTAATGACTTTATAGAATTAGGAACAAGTTCTGAAGCGTTAGGATATATGGGTTACATGGATATGTTAGGTAAGTTCTTTAAAAACAATCAAAATTCAGTTGATTCTACAAATAGAAATATAGGAGAGAAATTTTATTTAAAACCACACGCTGAAAAGGATTTTTTTGCATGGGTAAATCAATGGTCAATTATGGTTAAAATGCCGAGCGATTTAGGATTTAGTAATGATCGTTATAATTTACCTAAATTAATAGTAAATAAACATATTATTGAAAATCAATCAATGTTTGATATAAATGGACAGACTACTATGTTTGTTCCAATTGCTAAAAGTATGACCGAAGTTAGATTAGAACAAAAACAAACAGAGGATAAAAGATGTGAAAAAGCTATTGAATTAGCAAGTGGAAAGACTTCTGTTTATTGGTGTAATACAAATAATGAAAGTACTATTTTAAAACATTCTGATAAATATGCTGTCGAAATAATAGGAAGTCAATCTATTGAACGCAAAGAGGAAATACTTTTAGCATTTGCAAAAGGTGATATTAAAAGAATTATCACAAAAGCAAAGATGACTTCAATGGGATTAAATTGGCAACATTGTAATCATTCAGTATTTTTCCCTACATGGAGTTACGAACAATACTATCAATCTATAAGAAGGTTTTGGAGGTTTGGACAAAAAAATGATGTTACAATTGATATGGTAATTTCAGATGGACAAACAAGAGTATTAGAAGCTCTACAACAAAAAACAAAAAAAGCAATTGAATTACATGAAAACTTAACAAAAAATGTAAACAGTTCTTTTATTAATAATACAAAAGAATTTAATAAAGAATTAATTAAACCTAAATTTATAAACTAAAAAAAATGGAAAACAAAGTAAAAGACCAAACGGTTACAGAAAATTACGCAATCTATAATAGTGATTGTATGTTAGTAATGCCAACATTGAAAGATGAAAGTATTGATTTATCAGTTTATAGTCCTCCTTTTGCAGGTCTTTATAACTATTCAAGTTCAGAAAATGACTTTTCTAATTGTGAAAGTAAAGAGCAGTTTTTAGATCAATATGAATTTTTAATAAAAGAAATTGCAAGGGTAACTAAACCTGGTAGAATATCTGCTGTTCATTGTACTGATGTATTTGATAATACTTGTAGATTATGGGATTTCCCTAATGAAATAATAAGATTGCATACTAAATATGGATTTGAATATAGAAATCGTATTACTATTTGGAAAGAACCTTTGAAGGTTAGAATGCGTACAATGGTTCAATCTTTAATGCATAAATTTATTGTAGAAGATAGTACAAAATGTTTTACTGCAATGCCTGACTATGTATTAATTTTTACTAAAAAAGGAATAAATGAAGTACCGGTAACTCATCCATTTGGAATAAATCATTATGCAGGAGAAATACCTATTTTACCAAATATTTTAAGGGCATGGAATAATGCTAATGGAACTGAATTTAATGAAGATCAATTATGGAAACATTTAAACATAATTAATGAAGATAATAAAATAACTAAATTAAATCATTATATTTGGCAACGATACGCATCATCTGTATGGGATGATATTAGAATAGATAATGTATTACCATTTAGAGATTCACGTGAAGAAGATGACGAAAAACACGTACATCCATTGCAATTAGATGTTATTGATCGTATTGTTGAATTGTATTCAAATCCTAACGAAGTTGTTTTAACCCCTTTTATGGGTGTAGGTAGCGAGGTTTTTAGTCCTGTTTCAATGGGTCGTAAAGCTATTGGAATTGAATTAAAAGATAGTTATTATAAACAAGCTATTTTAAATATGAAGGAAGCTAACAATAGATTTAAAAAAGAAAACACACAATTAACTATTGATTAATCTAATTATTTAATTACATTTGTCAAAGAATCGCCAAAATGAAATCTAAACTAACTAACTACCCCTTTTTGATATTGCAGTTCTTGGCGGTTCGGCTTTATTAATTAGGGGTTTATATTTTTAAAAACTATGGAAAAACAACTAACACATTGGAAAAAATTACAGAATCCGTTATACTTAGGATCGTATGACTTTCAACCTGGCGAGGAACGTATCGTAACAGTTAAAGATGTAAAACGAGAAATGGTTAAAGGTCAGGAAGGAACTGAAGAACATACCATCGTTCACTTTACTGAAGGTTACAAACCGATGATCATGAATGCCACCAACAGTAAAATGCTGACTAATCTTAGCGGATCTCCTTATGTAGAGAAATGGATTGGAACATCATTCAAGTTAGTGGTGATTAAGATTAAAGCATTCGGAGAGTTTATTGATGCATTGCGTATCAAATCTGAGAAAGTACTTAAGACATTGCCTGATCTGATCTTAGACAGTCCAAACTTCATCAAAGTAAAGGATGCAATCACAAATGGCAAAGCTACGATTGAGCAAGTAGAAACGAAATACAAGTTAAGTAAGGAGGTAAGAGATGCGATTATTTAAGATCAGATGCTCAGCAATTGGACAAATTATGTCCAATGCTAAGGTTAAAGGAGAATTATCAGCAGGATGCAAAACATACTTAGAGAACTGGTACGCCAATGATAATGAAGAAATCCATTCTAAATACTTCGATAAGGGCAACATGGTTGAGATTGAATGTATTGACTTAATGGCATCTGTCTTAGACAAAGGATTAGCATTTAAGAACGATGAACATAAGGAAGATGAATACTTTACTGGTACTTGCGATGTGCAGTTAGATGATACCATTGTTGATGTTAAGTCGGTATGGAACAGAAAAGGACTTCATGCAGCTTGTAATGGATTAGATAAGGATTACGAGTGGCAGTTAAGAGGATACATGGAACTGTACAATAAACCAAAAGCTATTCTATTCTATGGTCTATGTGATACACCGGAAGAATGTAACTTTGGTAATGAGGTGATCTACTCAGATATGCCGATTGAGGAAAGATGGACTGCGTATAATGTGGAATCAGATTCCCAATTAGTCCAGGAGATTATTGACAAGGTTGTAAAATGCCGAGAGTACCTTGATGAGTATGCAAGTAAAATTAATAATAAATTAGGTAAAATTAACTAA